ACGTTCTGTAACGGCAGAATGGTTGGACGATAACATCGCTGCTCGTAAGAAGTCAAAGAAAGCGATGTTTGAATTGAAACAAATCGGTGAACTGATGAAGTCAGCATTGGCTGACTATGACCAGAATGCCCGTAAGATCCGTATCAACTCAGTGTCCGGTATGCGTGGGTTTAAAGGTAATCCCATCTTCCTGGCTACAGGTCACTCCAGTCTTACGTCGATGTGTCGTGCTGCCGCAGGTTATGGTAACGCGACCGTAGAACGGTTCATGGCGGGGTCTAAACATTACCACACCCCTGAGATAGCGAAAGCTAACCTGGTAGCGATCACCACTATCGAGCAGCTGTCTCGTATTCAATTGGTGATTGATGAGTACAGCCTGGTGTATCCAGAAGTGGATGATGTCGTTGCTATGGTAGAACGGTCTTCCAGCATGTACTGGGATATTCCTCACGAGATGGCTGTTATCCGTGAGATGGCCATGGGTATGACACCACTGGAACGTGCGACTGTGTGTTACTCAGGTGACATGTATCACTTGGCTAAGTTCAACCCAGAAGTGGTTCGTCGTTTGATGGGTGAGATGATCGCCGTCAATATCGAAGACATGGGAACCGTGGATACTGATGCTATCTTAGCGACAGTCGATACGACAGACATTGCGTACATCAACGCTTTGTGTGCCAATATCCTTAAAGGCACCACTCACAAACTGGTTCGTGAGAATAACCCAGAAGGATGGCAGGTGATTGGCCGTACCGCTAAGCGCTTTAAAGAAGCCTCAGCCAAGTACCATTCACTGATCAATAACCTATTCGCCCCAAAGCACTTACCACCTACTGTAGCCTCTCTGAAGGGCATTCAGCGGCGGGTATGCTTGGCAGCTGATACTGACTCCTCTATCTTTACGACAGAGTACTGGGTAGAATGGTACACTGGTGATTTGAAACGCGGTGAGATTCAGGACCGTATCTGGTACCTGGCAACTTACATGTCGTGTCAATGTATCGCTCACTCATTGGCGATGCTTTCAGCTAACGTGGGTGTGGAACGTTCACAACTCTTCCGATTGGCCATGAAGAACGAGTATGCCTTCCCGGTGTTTGCTCTGACTAACTTGGCGAAACATTACTATTCATTCATGTCGATGCGTGAAGGTAACGTTTACGAAGAGAATGAGCTTGAGATCAAAGGGGTAGAGCTTCGGGGATCTACAGCACCTAAGCATATCCTGAAAGCTGCTGAAGGGATGATGCGCACCATCTGCGATGCTGTTAACGAAGGTAAGAAGCTCAATGCAGCTAAACTCCTTAGGTTTGTAGCAGACAGTGAGATTGAAACCATTCAATCTATTAAGCGTGGCGAATACAAATACCTACGCAGTGCTCAGATCAAACCTGACAGTAACAAAATGCTTCACCATGAACTGTGGCAGGATGTCTTTGGTCCTAAGTACGGTCTATCGGTGAACCCTCCTTATCCATGTGTTAAGATCACTTCTGAACTCAATAACAAAACCAAGGTTCGGGAATGGTTAGATAACATGGAAGATCAGGAGTTGGCTCAGCGTATGGCTGCGTGGATGATCAAATATAACCGTAAGGATATCTCGACCTTCTACCTACCGACCCAGGTGATCAAGTCAGGTGGCCTTCCTATTGAACTACAGGAAGCTGCTAACGTCCGTAAACTGGCGTATCAGATCAACTCAGGCTTTTACAGGATCTTGGAGTCTACTGGCCTTCACTTGGTAGACCGTAACCATTATCGTCTGGTATACGACTTCTTGGGCTTAACGGCATAACTTCACCTAAGTAAACAGCATACAGTCAGGTGGGTTTCCCCACCTGACTGTATCTAGCTTTATGCTGCGGGTAATCTTGAAACCACCATCATTTCCAGACGGTCCATCAGGTATTGACCTGTCGCAGTACTCAGACCATTAGCGATAGTCTTCTCTTCTTTGATCTGTAGCAGAGTGCGACGAATACTGATGATCTCACGCAGCATTCTGTCATCTCCCGCTATCTTCCCGATCTCCAACATGACAGAGATTGGGTCAACCTTCTGACTCATCAACGCCCATTCTACTTGATAGGTAGGTGCCATGGAAGGAAGTTTAACAGTCCCCAAGTAGTCATCGCCATAGATGACTGGGACAGTGGCCAGTATCTGACCTCCTTGTAACTTCATGTTGGAGAGTTTAGCAATAACTTCCTTAATGAGATCCTCACCGTGTTGGTCTGTAGGTGTCTGACCCATCGGTAGATTGGTCTTAACATCACAACCTTCACGAATACCCAGCTGAACCATCATCTTGTTAAACAGAGCCACATTAAGGTGACTCTTCATCATCCCTGGTAAAACAATCTGGGTAAGGAAGGCTTCGATCAAGTGACCTGGGTGAGCGGCTTGCCACATCTTCCATTGAGCGGCCAGTAAAGGGATATCGATACTGATCACCGCCAAGTCTGGGTTAGTTAAAGAGATAGGGTTCTTTACACCTAACTCTACCACCGTTAAAGAACTGATCGGATGGTTAACGACTTCCACAGGTGTCACAGCCCGCCAGTCTCTCCACAGGTCCATGGCCGTGAACTTCTCATTACGAGCATACACCAGGATCTCTGGACATTCAGGATAGAAGACACCTTCTGTAAAGAGGTTACCTTTACTAAAGCTTGAGGTAATCCCAAGACCTGAACATAACCGTCTGGCAGAAGCTTCACAATCTGACATGTAACGCGCCAGATCACCCGTGAACTCTACGTTGATGTTAAGTAAGATCTTAGACAGGATATGAGAGCTGTCTAAACGGCCTTGATAACGGGAACGTTCTACCACATACTTCTGGTAGTTCTCATCTACCCGCCCACGAAGATAGTCCATCCGGGCGAACAGGAAAGGACTCTTATCGACAAAGCTGGTCCTGTTAAGTAGCTGATACATGTTGATGCCCCGGATAGGTAATACGTAAAAAGTTACGCAAGATACACAATACTATAACAAACCCTCAAAGACATGCATAACCTGCATGTCCGACAGAGTCTATTATACGTACCTGCTGTTTAAAGTCATTTCATTTGGATCACGGTTAAAGTTATTTTGAATATATATTACCTATTCGAATCAATGTCCCTGTATACAGGATCGCATTCTAAAAGAATAAGGGTATACATTATCAACTTGACAATCACCACAAGATGAAAGGAAGTTCCGCTTGATTTAGGTAAAAAGACACACCGCTACAGAATCTTAAGACCCGCAGCAGAATGCCGGATAAGGTACATCCGGTCCAGGCCTAGCTATCCGCGACGGTGGATGACGCTGGGAATCCCTGATTGCGATAAGGGTAATAGTACCGTAAAGCCATTTCGGCAACATCGCCTGAACCTGTGTACACAATTAGGAGTAGTAAACGTGAGCGAAAAAGACGACGATTTCAAACTCAAAGGCAGCCAAGAACCTGCTCGTGACGAACGTCCTGCTGCACCGCGCGCCGAACGCGCTGAAGAAGATCGCCGTGATGAACGCCGTAGCCGCCCTCGTGATGACGAAGGTGACGAACCACGTGGCTTCACCATCGCCGACATCGGCCGTACCCTGAACGTTCGTCCTACCAGTGGTGGCCTGTCTGATGCAGCACTGGCTGCTCTGATGACTGCGTTCGAGAAGAACAAAGCCTTCGACAAGCCGAACCTGCCTGACGCCATCAAGCGTGATCGCTTCAAAGTGGTCCCACTCGACGGTGCCCTGGCCAAGTCTGCTCTGAACTCTCTGCTGGTCTGCCTGCCGATCAACCAAGGCCCGACTGCCCGTACCCTGGTCTACATCCTGACCATCGAACCGCAGAGCGGCCACATCACCCGCCCACAAACTGACCGCGGCGTCACCTACGATTCTCTGGTCCTGCCAGAAGATCAGTTGGCGACCAAGCCGTACAAGAAAGCAATCCAAGACCAGGTTGCTGGCCTGAACAAGGGTGCTCCTGTCGTCGTCATCGGTTCTCAAGTTCTGCTGGCCAGTGTTATCAGCAAGCTGAACAAAGAAGAGAACACCGCTGTCGTCGACCGCATCTTCGACAACGCACTGGATGCTCTGTGTGGCTACCGTGAAACTCTGGTTGACTCGGCCTCCGGTTCTCGTAACGGTGCTTTCCGTCTCAGTCCGAAACTCATCGGTCGCAGCGGTCGTCTGGAAACCATCTGGAACTACAGCGGTGAGCCAGGTGAAGACAGCTCGGGCCAGCCGGTTCGTTCTGACGTCACAGCAACTCTGTTCTACAGTGAAGCTTCCAGCGACGATGACAACATCTACGACCGCACCCAGATGGGTGAAGTCCGCGCTGGCCTGGATCTGTTCCTGCAAGACTCCGGCACTCCTACCTCCGGTCCTTCGTTCTCGCGCCGTCGCAAGAGCCAGGAAGAAGGTGAACCGTTCATGCAAGCTGTGATGAACATCACCTCGATCGCTCCAGCACCGAACTTCCCGTTCTCGCTGGAACTGGCCGTTCTCCTGCTGAACCAGGTGAACCTGCAAACCAACGACTACCGTTGGGCTGCACAACTGCGTCCGAAGAACTCGATCGCAGGTCCTGTCGGCGGTCAACCGATGAAGACCACCAGCAACATCAACTGCCTGCACCTGCTGAACCCGAACAAGGACTTCGCCAAGATCTTCGATGACGTGTCTCCAAACATGGATGACGCCGACCTGAGCGATTACCTGGCCAGCACCGTGTTCCCGAAACTGATCGTCGGTATGATGATCCCAAGTTCCGGCGAGAAAGCCTGGGTGTTGTCGATCTTCGAATCCATTGCCACGACCCGTGATCCTGAGGTGGCCAAGCGCCACACCAAGACTCTGTTCGAAGCAATCGATGTCCTGACCGGCAATCGTTTCACCCGTCTGTACAAAGACCTGGCCGGTAGCCTGGATGTTCCGCCAGTCCGCTACATGAATACCCGTCAACTGATCGGTACCTGGACTGACGACAAAGGCAACGTACGTGACCTGCGTGAGTGGAACGTTCAGTCGATGCTGACTGAAGTGGGTGAAAAGAATCTGGACATGGTCCAAGACTTCCAATACACCTACGAAAACGATCGCAACAGCGTCGACTTCTGCCTGGCCGAACGTCTGACCTACCTTCAGAAAGTCGTACCGGGTATCCGTGTTACCGGCACTGCTCCTCTGATCGGCTTCGAGCCTGACTTCCTGGAC